GCGTTTCTGCCTCTCGATCCGTTCGCTGGAAAGGTGGAAATTGAGAACAGCTATGCCAGCTCTCACTCCCTCTCCCGTCACTGGAATCGCCGCCGCCGATCCGGCCGCGGCGCTCGATCATTTCGAGAAGTTGCTAGCCTTCGAGACCGACTGCTGGGATGTCCACGCCGCTCTCACCTGCGGCCAACATGATTTTGTACTGCTCGACGTGCGCTCGCCCGAGGACTATCAGCAAGGGCACCTCCCCGGCGCCGTCAATCTGCCGCACCGCCGAATCGTGGATCGCACGCTCTCGGATTTCCCGGAGGACGCGCTATTTGTGGTCTACTGCTCCGGGCCGCATTGCAACGGCGCCGACCGCGCGGCGGTCCAACTGTCGCGTCTCGGGCGCAAGGTGAAGAAGATGCTCGGTGGCATTCACGGCTGGCGCCTGGAAGGGTTCGCAACCTCCGCTGGGGAGCGCTGAGGACGGGTCTATGCCTAAGCCTATGTCATAGGCTTGGGTGCCGCTGCCGCCGAATTTTGACTGGCAGCCGTTGCACCGCTTTTGAAAATTGCACAAACCCACTTAAGTACCTTATATTTCGCGCGCTTAGACCTCATCGATGCGCACGATTTCGCAGAGGGCGTGGGAAGGCAAAAAACTCAGTCACAAGATTTCGAAAAATATTTTTCGCCTGTTTTCAATGACTTACAAAAAATGTCGGCCAGGACGGGCAAAGGGCGACTGCTATATTGAATCCAGGTTGATAAGCACGCGGTGCTCGCGGAAGTCGCGGGGGCCGCCGACCCGAACTCAAAAGCAGTAAACGCGGTCCTCGCGGTTTTAGCGGGGGCCGATTTTTTTTGGCCGGAGCAAAACAAATGGAAGAACTAAATCAAACAACTAACGCTCCCCAGATCTGCCCGGAGTGCAGCGGTAGAAACGGCATCCAGGACAAGATCGCTGAGTTACTCGTAGCAGTACTCAACAAAGTGCAGGATCAGAGCACCGACGTGAAAGCCACCATACCAGAGCTGCTGAAGCTACTCCAACTCAATCACGAGCATCAGCAAGACCGCGTAAAGGAGATCAAAGTCACATGGATTACAACCAAGAAACAGTAATCCCGATCCGCGGTCTCGGGTACGAAGCTCTGGAGACGCAGTTCGACTTTCACGAGTCCACTTCGCTCTACAAAGGCTACTCGGGACCCGTCGGCAGCGGCAAGAGCTTTGCTCTCTGCTGGGAAGCGATCCGTCTCTGTTACGAGAACCCCGGCCGCCTCGGCCTCATCGGCGCCCCGACCTACAACATGATCAAAGACACCACTCAGGTCGCGCTTTTCGATCTGCTCAAAGGCGCGGGTATTCCATACGAACACAACAAGGCCGACAATGTTCTCACCCTGAGTGAAATCAAGTCGCGCATTCTCTTCCGCCCGATGGAGGAGTTTGAACGGCTTCGCGGTACCAACCTGGCGTGGTTCGGCCTCGACGAATTGACTTATACCCCCGAGGAGGCCTGGACCCGTCTCGAAGCGCGTCTTCGCGATCCCAAGGCCAATCGCCTCTGTGGCTTCGCCGTCTGGACGCCCAAGGGCTTCGACTGGGTTTACCGCCGGTTCATCGAAAACCCGGCTCGCGAGTACAAGGTCTTCCGTGCCAAACCCAAAGAAAACACGTTTCTTCGTCCGGATTACTACGACACTCTGAAACTTTCTTACGACGAGCGCCTATTCCAGCAGGAATGCCTCGGCGAATACTTGCCGTTCAACGGCGGCGCCGTCTACAACGAATTCGACCGTAGTCGGCACCTGTTTACGCCGATTACTCTCCAGAACATGCACGCGCTGCTATGGTCGCTCGATTTCAACGTCAATCCGATGTGCTCAGTCGTCGCGCAGCATGACGGCGAAACACTATGGATCCTCGACGAAATCTTCCTCAAGAATGCCACCACGAAACAGGCGTGCATGGCATTCGCTGAGAAATACGAGAAGTTCGGCGGCGAAATCGTGATTTACGGAGACGCCTCCGGCCGCGCTCACAAGACGACCGGTTACTCCGATTACGACGTTATTCAGGATTACTTGCAGAATGACGCTCACATGAAGATCCGGCTTGACGTTCTGAAGTCAAATCCTCCGGTGAATGAGCGCGTGCACCTGGTCAACCGCCAGCTTCAGCGCAACGACAAGACGGGTATCCAAATCGATCCCAAATGTAAGGAATTGATCGCCGACCTCGAGCGCGTCAGCTACAAGGGCGATTCCGGCATCGTCGACAAGGACACCGACCGGATGCGCACTCACATGAGCGACGCTCTCGGCTATCTCGTGTGGGGCTCATGCGATCGCGGCAATAAGATCGGCGAACAGCCGAACAGGATGCTTTAACATGCAGACCATCAATCGCGAACATCCCGAATACATCGCCCGCAAGGCGATGTGGCGCCAGTACAAGGACCTCTACGCCGGCGGCGAACAACTGCGCTCCAACGCGTCCGAGTATCTCGTGCGCCGCCACAAGGAGCCCGGCCAGGTCTATCAGGAGCGCCTCAGCCGCGTGTTCTACGAAAACTATGTCGGCTCCATCATCGATTGGTACGCGGCGACGCTCATCCGCCGCGCGCCGTCGATTACTATCGAAGGCGGCTCGGCCGCAGGCAAGCGCTTCTATAACCTGCTGGCCCAGGACGCCGACCTCAAAGGTACGAGCCTGAGCGAGTATTTCCGCCAGCGCTTCGTCCAAACGCTCGTCTCCGGCGCCAGTTATATCGCCGTGGATTTTCCGCGCGCCAATGGTGCCGCGCTCAATCGCGCTGAGGAAGACGCCACCGGCCGCTCGCGCGCTTACCTGGTCGACTACAGCCCGGACGAAGTCATCAACTGGAACTACGATCCGGCCGGCGGCCTCGACTGGATCGTGATCCGCACCTCCTGCTTACAGCAGTCGAAAGTGACTGACTCCAAGTGGGAAATGGAAACGCGATGGATTTATTACGATCGCGAGAATTATCAGATCTACCGCAAGGCCGGCGAATCCCAGCCGGTCCAGTTACTCGACGAGGGACGCCACGGTCTGGCATCGTTGCAGCGCGTCCCCGTTTTCCGCATGAAGGTGTCCGATGGCCTCTGGCTCATGAATAAATCGGCGCTCCTTCAACTCGAACATTTCAATAAGTCTAATGCGCTCTCCTGGGCTCTCACCATGGGATTGTTCGCCACTCCGGTCGTCTACTCAGACAAACAATGGAACCAGATTGTCGGCGAGTCCTATTACATCCAACTCGGTGAAAACGACCGCTTCGGATGGACGGAGCCCGAAGGCAAGGTTTATCAGATAGCAGCCGACAACCTCATCCGGTTAAAGGACGAAATCTATCGGGTCTGCTATCTGATGAACCAGGCTGGAAATCCTAGCGCCGGTGACTTGCGGCTTTCCGGAGCCAGCAAGCAGCGTGATTTCAGCGTGACTCAGGAAGTACTTCGCGCATACGGCGACACGGTCAAGGACACGATGAAGCATGTTTTATGGGCCGTCGCGGCAGCGCGGCAGGACGACGTCGCCATCGACGTTGCCGGTCTCGACGAATTCGATATCGACGACTTCAGTTCCGAACTCGACGATGCCAAGAAGCTGATCGACCTCGGCATCGGCTCCGAGACACTAAAGAAGCAGGTCTTCAAAAACCTGGCGCTCAAGTATCTCTGTGACGCGCGCCAGGAAATCAAAAACCAGGTCGCTCAGGAAATCGACCGGTAAATCATCCACCGGTAAGAACTCAAACCGAAATATCGCGGCAGTAACCGGGGCCGGGGGAGTGGGCCACGGGGGGCGGCGCCTCCGTGCCTCCGGTCCCGATTTCTGCCGCGATTTTTCATAACTCGACTTCGCCTTGCGGAGTTTAACGCAGAGAAAAGGAGGCACATGGAAGGCATCGATATACAGGCCATCGTGAAGCAAGCCATCCAGGAGTTCACCACCGCCGAACAGTCCAAAAGCGAACCCGCTTACAAAGCGGAGTTGCTCGAGGAACGGCGGCGGCGGGAACAAATGGAGCGCCGGCTCAACGAACTGGTCGAGGAGAACAAGCACAGCCGCCAGATCGCGGCTGAAGCAGAGCGCAGTTCGGCGGTCAGGGCCGAGTTGCAAAGGCTCGGCGTCGGGAAAATCGACCTTGCTTATAAGGCCGTGCAGGACGGCATCACGCGAGCCGAGGACGGCCGGTTGGTCGCTCGCACCGAGGGCGGCGACGTCTCGGTCCGGGATTATCTCACTTCCTTCGTGAACGAGAATCCCGAGTTCCTGCCGGCGCGCATCGCGGGCGGAACGGGCATGACCGCAACGCTCAAGGCGCCGGGCACCGGCCGTGAGGCCGTCAGCCTGGAACAGATCCGCCCGGGAATGAGCGCGGAAGAGATGCAGCGTGTGCGCGAGGAAATCGTTCGCGTGGCGTCGCAGACCCTGAGGGGCTTTTAGTCAATTCACAACCAAACGAAAGAGGAGAAGAAATGGCAGCAATTACTTCAACGAACATCGCAAACGCGATCGTCAAACTGGTGGCGGCGGAGTCTCTGCCGGTGCTGGTGGGGAACCTCGTCATGGGGAACCTGGTCAATCGCGATTATGAACCGGTCTTGGCGCACGCCGGCGACACGGTCAACGTGCCCATTCCGCCCATGATGGTGGCCAACAACATCCTGGAGGGCGGCACGGTGCAAACTCAAAACCCGAACCTCGGCAACGCGCAGATCGTGCTCAACACGCACGCGGAAGCGACATTCCAGATTCCCGATGTCACCCGCGTCCTGGCGGTCCCCGATTTGCTCAAGTTGTACATGCAGCCGGCGGTCGCGGCTATTGCGCAGCGGGTCGAGTCGGACCTGCTCAACCTGTATGCCGGCTTCACATCCAACGCACCGGTCGGCACCGCAGGCACCCCCATCACCGAAGCAGTGATCGATCAGGCGGAAACTTCGCTTTTTCTGGCCAAGGTTCCCCCGACCGAGCAGAAGTTCATCGTGGTCGATGCGGCGACGTATTCGACCTGGCGTCAGATTCCGCGTTTCAGCGAATTCCAAACCGCGGGCGACGCCGGATTGAAAGCCGTCGTCGATGGCACCATCGGCAAGATCAAGGACTTCTTCGTGTTCCGCTCGCAGTTCATCCCGAAGACGGGGACCAGTCCGGCCACGACCCACAACATTGCGTTCACGCGCGACGCCATCGGCCTTGTGATCCGCCGCCTGCCGCAACCGCTCCCGGGTACAGGCGCGATTGCGGAATACGCCGAGCTCGGCAATTTCGGTATGCGCGTGGTCATGAGCTATGAGCCAGACACTCTGGCGCAGCAGTTCACGGTCGACGTCCTCTATGGATGCGGCGTGCTGCGGAACACATGCGGGGTTCGAGTCAATACGTAGTCACTCGTGAATCGTGGGCGGTCCTTTCGGGCCGCCCATACAACTCTTAAGGAGATCAAAAAAATGGATTTGAAGAGCTACTACCACAAAGTTCGCACTGTTTCTTCCGGCCTGTCTGATGAGTTCCCGGTCGTCGTGAGTCTCGAGACACCCGATGGCGGAAAGCAGGGCATTTTGACGGAAGTGAGCCGTCATCTCGCCGCGAAAATGATCGTCGACGGATCGGTTCGCGTCGCTAGGGCCGAAGAGGCCGATGCCTACCGGGAATCCCAGGCCAAAGCCCGGCTTGCCGCCGAACAGGCTGCGCAATCCGCCAAGGTTCATTTGACTCTGCTCACCCCGGATGACTTGAAAGCGTTGAGGGCGGAATAGGAGAACATCATGGCTCTGTTCACGGATGGACCGATCTCCAATATCCTGGATCTGTCTGCGCGGGACTCGCAGCTTCTCAGTGTGGCAAGCACGGAGAATATCGACGTCACGCAGAAGATGCTGTTGGCACAGGACGAGATCGGGCTGGAGCTGGTGACACTGCTCGATCGGCTGAGCTACGTCGACCAGGCGTTCTGGCTCGCCCCACAGCCGGGTTTGAACAATGTAGTGGTCACTCCGGCCCTAAAGCTGTGGCACGTGCTCCGCAGCCTGGAACTGGTATACGCGGACGCATTCAACAACCAGTTGAATGACCGCTACGGCGGCAAGCGCAACCAGTTTCACGATTTGGCGAAATGGGCCGGCGAGAAGCTGAT